CAAAAGAAAAAGCTGCGTTGGAAGAGACTGGAATGCCGACCTTTACGATCAATCGTGTCATTCCTGTTGTTGAAATGCTTAACTATTATGCTACGGCATCCAATCCAAGATGGCAGGCGATAGGTGTTGAGGGCAGTGATTCTGGTGTGGCGTCTGTATTTGCTGATATTGCTGATTATATATGGAATGGCTCAAATGGGCAGGCTCTATATTCTAACGTTGTAAACGATGCCATTACAAAAAGTGTCGGTTATCTATTGGTAACGGTGGATCCGAATGCTGATCAGGGTATGGGTGAAGTAGTTATTCAGCAGCCCGAACCCTTTGATATATATGTAGACCCCAAATCGCGAGATCCATTATTTAAAGATGCGGCACATGTGATGATTCGCAAGGTCTTTACCCGCACCCAACTTCAAAAAACCCTTCCCCAATTTGCTTCTAAAATTAAAAGAGCATCAGGACGCTTTGGCGAAGAGATGTCATACAGCTCCAATGCTACCGATACGGGGGATATTCAGTATAAGGATATTTTAGAAGGTTATGACAAAGAGGGCGGTTCAGATGAAATGATAGAGCTTTTTGAGTTATACGAAAAGCAGCAAATCAAATTTTATAATATTTTTTATAGAGTTGTTCCCTCTCGGGAGGAAATGAAAAAGATAACACAGAATGTTCAGGTTCAGATAGAAGAAATGCAAAAAGAAATGTCTGTGGAAATGAAAGAATTGCAAGCCAAGTTATCTCAAGCCGTTGAAATGGGAGAGATGCTCCCAGAACGAATGCAGTTAGAAGTTGAAAAACAGACCAAAATGAATCAACAGCAACTGGAAGCTGCTCAACAGCAATTAATGGCTGAAGCCCAAAAAGCGGCTAGCATTGTTCAAAACAATGTAGTTACTCAAAAAGAGTATAAAGCTTTAATGGAAGATGAAGCCTTTGCTTCAATGGTAGTAGAAGTTATTGAATTTTATAAACCCGCAATTAAACAAAGTTGCGTAGCTGGTGATATAACCCTGTATGAGAAAGATTTGCCCATAGAGCATTATCCTCTTATTCCATTTACTTATAAATGGTCAGGGACACCTTATCCAATGAGCGCTGTGAGTCCCTTAGTCGGGAAACAGCGTGAGATTAATAAGGCGCACCAGCTTATGATTCACAACGCGTCATTGGGTTCCTCCCTTAGATGGATGTATTTCGAGGGTTCAATTGATACCGACTATTGGGAAAAGAATGCCACTGCTCCCGGCGCATTGCTTCCTGTAAACCAGGGATTTGAAAATCCAAGAGAAGTACAGCCCGCAGCACTAAACAATGCATTTTTCCAAATTGTTCAGCAGGGCAAGGGTGATATGGAGTATCTTGCAGGAATATATTCTTCAGCACAGGGTGACACCCAACAACAGCATGAGACTTATCGTGGCATGCTGGCTTTGGATGAATATGGAACCCGTAGGGTGAAACAATGGCTGAAAAGCAGTATCGAGCCCGCTTTGAAACAGGTAGGAGAAGTTGTCAAGCAATATTCCCAAGCAGTGTATCAAGCACATAAAGTATTTAGAATTGTCCAGCCCAACGCACTCCAAGAAGAAAAAGAGGTAGAAATAAACATACCCATCTTCAATGATCTGGGCGAAGCCATTGGCAAGTGGAATGATTATGCCACCGCAAAATTTGACGTAAGAATTGTAGCAGGCTCAACATTGCCTGTAAACCGCTGGGCTTATCTGGCGGAATTAAAAGAACTGATGAAACTTGGTGTTGTTGATGACCTTGCTGTACTTGCTGAAACCGATATCAAGGATAAAACAGCGATTGCAAAACGCAAGAGCTTATATCAACAACTCCAACAAGCCGTTGAAGCACTTCAAGAGCAAGTGAAGGATAAGGACGGGACTATCGAAACACTTGAACGACAACTAGTTCAAGCTGGAATCAAGGATAAGATTCGCACGGTAGAATCAGAAATTCGCAAAGGTGCAGTAAAGGCGCAGGGCAGCATGGCTCTAACCGCCGATAAGGCTCGCGCTGATGCAGGTATCCAAAAACAAAAAGCTCAAGTAGAGCTTCAAAAAGAAAAACAATCAAGGAGTAATAATGGAACAAGAGAATAGTTCTGCAAACTCCCCAGTAGAAGAGCTAAATCCTGATATTGATTTCTCAAAGGATGATGCTGGTCTAGGGGACTCAGGCGACTTTTTTGAATCATTGGACCGTGAGGTGAACGGAATGATTCTTGATAATGATACAGTCGATGCAGTTGAAAAACGGACAACTCAACCAAAGGTTGACCCCATAGTACAACAGCAGCCGGACGATCACCAGCACGATTGGGAAAAGCGGTATAAAGATTCTTCAAAGGAAGCGCAAAAACTAAAGTCGCAACTAGACGAATCAACACAATACGCTCCCCTAATCGAGCGATTAAAGCAAGACACGGGAATGGTGGACGCAATAAAAAATTACATCGACAATGGGGATAAACCCCAAGATGTAAAGCAGGCACTTAATCTCCCGGAGGATTTCGTATTTGATCTAGACGATGCCGTGGCAAATCCAAACTCAATGAGCGCAAAAGCGTTAGAGCATACGATTTCCGGTGTTGTGGATCGCCGTGTCAATAGTCAGCTGGAACGTGACCGACAATATCGCAATGAGGAAACTCAAAAAGAGCGACAAATGCGTGAGGCTAAAGAGTTTCAAAAGAGAATGGATTTATCGGATGGTGAATATAGTGAAATGATGGATTGGGCGAATAGTCACGAAACATCTTTGGAAGATATTTATTTTTTGAAAAATCGTGGGGAAAGAGATCAGAAGGTGGTCAAGGGCGCAAAAGAGGATATGTTAAGGCAGATGAAATCCGTAAGGGATATTCCAACAAGCGTATCAAATCATAATACAGTGAAAACAGAGCAGAAACACGAAGATAGTGTGTTCGATGCTTTGAAGGAAGTGGATTCTGGACTAGATAGTTTGTTTAAATAAAAAAAGTGCCTCATTTCATATTAATACGAAAGTGAGGCTAACATGGCTGATAATCCTTTATTTTTATCATCCCATGCGCAAGCACAGGTTGAATCTTCGTTTAATACTGGTGATTTGCGGAGACGGTATGACTTTTCTAACCGTGTGTCGGAGCTTTCTCCCGACCAAACTCCGTTTTTCCGAGTATTAAGCAAGGTGGCTAAAAAAGCCACAACTGATCCCGAGTTTAAAACACTCGAACAACGCCACATGTGGCACAAACGATATGCTTATGCAGTCGCAATGGACTTGAGCGCAAGTGCAATTGGTTCTGGTGACAATGACAACACCTATTCTGATTTTGCATTCGCATCATCTGATCTCCAAGTTGACGACGTAGCATGTTTTAAATTCGAAACTGATTACCTATCTGCTGGTAATGTACAGAATGTCTTAGGACAATCTGGTACTGCAGTAGGTGCATCTGGAACACAACCAATCTTTTTCTTGGTGAATCAGATTGTTAAGGTTCCGGTACGCCTGGTAGCAGACGGAGATCGCGTTGATGAAGCATCGCCATCTACTTACAGTGAAGACTATCTTATGATTAAGATTACAGCACTGGGTACACCGGCGACAGGCGCCGATTCGGAAGCTATTTATGCTGTAGGTAAAGTTGTCAGACCTATTTCTGCAAGTGCGGATAATTATATCCTCCCAGGTGCGAAATACGAATCTGATACAACTTCATTCGATGGCATGATCTCAAATGCATATGTCGAAGCTGACAAATGTTATGTTGTCGGTTCTGCTCATGCGGAAGGTTCTGGATTCCCGGACACCTACAAAGATACACCTTACAAAGATGTAGTGGGTTACACGCAAATCTGGAAAACAACCATGCAGATGACCAACACAGCTCGCGCAACCGAGTTGAAGTTGGCAAAAGATGAATGGGCAAGAGTTTGGAAAAACAAACTCATTGAACATAAATGGGATATTGAAACAGATATTCTGTTTTCATCTAAACAGAAAGACTCCGATGGGGTTCGTTACACAGCTGGTATTGTAGACTATGTACTATCCAGTGGAAACATATTTTCAATTGACATCGCTAGCTCTCAAGCTAATGGTGGCACATCTTCTGATGATTTTCTTCAGAATATGAGTGATTTTATGGATCCACGTTATAATAGTGCAAATGCTACTATGTTCATGTGTGACACTGCTACTTATAACTGGTTACACAAACTGGGTGGTTTCCAAGCCAATACAATCGATATCAATAGCCAATTCAGGTATGATTTCGCTGTCTCTGGTAAGAAATCCTTATTTGGACTTCCGGTTACGCAGATTACTACTCCATATGGTGACATGAATGTTGTTCGCAATGTTCATCTCGATGGATCTCCAGTAAAAATTCTGGCAGTGAACTTAAAGCACGTTGCTTACAGACCATTGGTCGGTAACGGTGTGAATCGCGACACTTCGGTGTACGTGGGTGTTCAAAGTCTAGAAAATACGGGTGTTGATCGCAGAATCGACCTCATTCAGACCGAAGCCGGTCTTGAAGTCGTTATGCCTGAAGCACACGCTATCTGGAAATAATGATTATTGAAGGGGGAACCTCTGATACAAGTTCCCCCACTAATCAAGAAAGAATAAAATGGCATCATTACAAACACAAATAGAAGCTATAGCTGGATCTGCCACGAATGCTCTCCAATGGGCAAACGATGGCATAAAAGCGGTCATTAATCGTATATGCGTTATTAGTCCTGAATCAAAACATTTATTTGCAACCAATATTGATGAAGCTAACACATCCTCTGTTAGTGTTAGCGATAGGCAACATATTATTAGTGTAGCAAGAGGAAGTAAAGTTGCTACTGAAATAGATCCTTCTAAAAGATTTGTAGCCGCAGAGTCTTCTTCTTTGCAAAAAGCTACAAACGATTATCCTCAATATTATTTTCTCAATCAAGAGGTCAAGGTTCTACCTGCGGGAAGTATGTCCGTTAGTAAGGTAGATTACACCGCTCTATTAAATTTAACTAGCAGTACAATTAGCAACTTTCCACTAAGTCTAATCCCACTTGTTGTTAATTATGCAGCTATGAAATCATTACAAGAAAAGATGGTCGGCTATACGGGGCTTTCAGGGTTGGTTCTCTCTTTACCTTCTGTACCTCCTCAACCTACGTTATCTTTCTCAGTTGCTGACGGCATGAGTGTTGTGAGCAATGTGGATAACGTATCTTTACCCGAGTATGTCTCTGTAGCCGACCCATCAATTGGTACATTGGATTTAAGTTCTGTTTTGGCTCCAGCGGTGCCAGTTGCTCCGTCTTTTTCATATACCGATGCTGCATTGCAGGAAAAAGCAGAACAATTAATATTGTCGTTATCAGGAGCAGTGCCTACATATACTAAACCGTCAATGGTATTAAGCGCGGCTCCGCCAATCGGAGATTTGGCTATTAATTCTACGGCACCCGTAACACCCGCAACCCCAAGTTTTACAACGCCGACTATTGGAGCTATAACGGTTGACACTACAGCGCTTTCTAATTTTGGGACTGCGCCAGCTT